TTGCTACTGCTCTGGCTGCTGCTGCTTCTTCAGCAGTGTCATAATATCCTAAATATTTTTTAATATTATTACTACATATTTCTGCACGATATCTTCCTCGTTGTTTATTAAAACTCACACCTGAATAACCAGTTGTATTATTGTTGTATAATGTTCTATTTTTATGGTTTTCAGCTTCAGTTACATTCCTAAGATTTTCTATTCTATTATCTGTAGGGTCTTGATTTATATGGTCTATTTGATTTTTAGGCCACTCACCATAATATATTAACCATGTTATACGATGTGCGTAATATCTTTTGCTAAGAACACGACCCTGTAATCGCCGATGGTTGGATTTTTTGTTACGATTAATGGATGTAAATGCTTCTTTACCAACCCATCTATTATTCCAACGCTTTGCATAGCTAGGGTTCTGGTTCTTAAAATATTTTACTGGTCTTTCTTTCCAGAAGAGTTTACCAGTATTAGGATTGTAAGTTAATAATTCTCTAGCTATTTCAGCAGTAAGTTCCATAATAATTATCCTTATACACTATATTTGTTTACTTGTCAAGCACTTTCTGCCCATACTTCTGACCAGCTACCACTCAATGCACCCTTTGCATAGTCAGTGGAGTGGTTCTCAAAGAAGTTAGTATGAGTAGGTGCATTAATCATAGTCTCTACCCAAGGCAGAGGATTACGTTTGACCTTGAAGATACCCTTCATACCCATAGAGATAAGCCTACGGTCTGCAATGTACCTGATGTATTCCTTTACCTCAGTATCCCTAAGACCTTCTACCTTACCCATCTTAAATGATAGGTCTACAAACTTATCTTCTAGGTCAACCATAGTCTCTGCAATGCTATAGATGGTTGACTTGGTTTCGTCGTTCCACTCCTCACGGTTCTCTTCGATGTAAGTTCTAAAGAGTTGGATCATACCCTCTGCATGTTGTGTCTCATCTACAATAGACCACGTTACAATCTGTCCCATGCCCTTCATCTTACCGTGACGTGGGAAGTTGAGCAACATGATAAAGCTAGAGAACAGTGCCAGCCCTTCAGTGAAGGCAGAGATAGCAGCGATCTTAATAGGCAGAGATATTTTCTTACTGTTTACATTAGCCATAAAGTACTCATGCTTCTCACGCATTGCATCGTACTCCAAGAACTCATTGTATGTAGAGTCAGGCATACCCAGTGACTCAATCAAGTGTGAGTAGGCTGCAATGTGTAGTGCTTCCCTAGCAGCAAAGCCTGACAACATCATACGTACTTCAGGCTGTGGGAAGTTAGGTAGGTAGTTATCAATGTACCCACCAGCTACATCAATGTCAGACTGAGTAAAGAACCTAAAGATATTAGTTAAGAAATACTTCTCCTCAGTAGAGAGGGTATTCTTCCAGTCTTTAATGTCTTCCATCATGGGTACTTCAGTGTGCAGCCAGTGAGACTGCTCATGTTTCAACCACATGTCATATGCCCAAGGGTAATGAAACGGCTTGAAGTAATCACGTTTATCTTGAAGCTTTAGTTTACTGGTCATAGTATGGCCTCTTTTCTCTGTTGTCTTTCCATTGCCTTGGGATGTCTTCTATATATTTAAACTCATATTTACTGTTACATATAGCACAGGATATGCTAGTAAAAATTCCGTATCCCTTTGATCTTAGATAGCAGTACCATTTGTATATCATACTAACCCTCACAGGCCAAGCACTCCTCACCAGAAGCAAGTGCTTCCATATCAATCTCTTGTATAATCTCCCGTTCAATCTTACGTGATACCTTGTCAGCCTTACCAATCTTTTCAGAGCGGCAGTAGTACATAGTCTTGACTCCCTTCTTCCATGCCATGAAGTGTACAGCATGTAGGTAGGTGATGTTTGCATCTGGCCTGAAGAAAACATTGAGTGACTGAGACTGATCAATATATTCCTGCCTATCAGCAGCATGTTCAATCACCCACCGCTGATCAATCTCCATAGAAGTCTTGTATATCTCTTTCTCTTGGTCGTTCAAGCAGCGTAGGTGCTGCACTGAACCATCGTTAGCAATGATTGAGGACCAGATACGATCATAGTTTAAGTTAATATTCTCTTCACACTTATCTTTAATAAGCTTATCTAAGAACTTGTTTTTATTCAAGAAAGAACCACTCAAGGTATCCTGTCTGTAGGCGTTAGCTCTCCAAGGTTCAATAGATGGAGAAGTATTGCCCATGATAATAGAGGAAGAAGCATTGGGTGCAATAGCCATGACATGACTACACCTTAGTCCCGTGCCTTGGGCATCAGGAGCTTCACCTCTCTCACGTCCAAGCTCAAGGTTGGCTGAGTCAAGACCTGATCTAATGTGTCTAAACATTCTCATGTTCGTAGACTTAGCCAAGGCAGATTCAAATGGCATACCCTTCTTCTGTAGATAAGCATGGAAACCCAAGGCTCCAACACCTACACTGCGTTCACGCATTGCTGAATATTTTGCACGGCTAATACTATCAGGAGCATCTTCAATAAATTTACTCAGGGTATTGTCAAGCATCTCCAACACATCTCTAAGAAATTTCTTATCCTTAGACCACTCATCAAAGTATTCTAGGTTAAGAGAAGACAAGCAACATACAGCAGTGCGATCTTTATTAGTTGGTAGTATAATCTCTGAGCATAGATTAGATTGATTGATCTTCAAGCCAAGCTGCTTCAACCATACTGGCATCTTCTCATTGGATGTATCAATGAAGTGTAAGTATGGCTCACCTGTTTGCATACGCATCTCCAAGATACGCTGCCACATATCCCTTGCCGATACAGTCTCTTTAATTTCTTTTGTATGTGGTTCACGTAGGTGCCAGCTATCATCTATATTAGGATCAGTCATGCAATCTTCTACAAGCTGCATAAACTTATTACTAATGTTAATACCATGATGGAGGTTCAAACATCTAAAGTTTTGATCGCCAGTAGGCTTACGCATCTCCAAGAACAAGATAATATCAGGGTGATCTATGTCTAGGTAGGCAGCATAGCTTCCCCTACGTGTACGTCCCTGACGGTAGGCTAGGCTAGAGGCATCGTACATCTTTAGGTGCGGCATCATACCTGTAGACTTGTCATCAGCAGAACGAATACCAAAGCCAATACCTACACCACCACCATACATGGACAGCCAGTTAGTCTCTGATAGATTGTTTACTAACCCTTCAGCAGTGTCGTCAATGTAGTTAAGGTAACACGAGATAGGTAGCCCACGCTTGGACCTCCCATAAGATAGGATAGGAGTAGAGTAAGACAACCAGTGCTTGGAGGCATAGTCATATAGGCGCTGGGCATGTTCGTTGTTTGAAGAGAACGTCTTCGATACAAAGGCAAACCTTTCTTGAGGGGATAGTTCGTTGTCCATCATATAGGATTCTTTGAGCCTAGCAATGCCAAGCTCATCAAATAAATTATCCTGTGCTGGATTAATCTCAATGCCAAGGTGGGTTATTTGAGGCATTAATTATTCTCCTTTTTTATATGCCATTTCTAATATCATCTCTGCATAGTGGATTACTTTACGAATGTCTTGCTCACCATCACCCTTTGTCCTGTGACGTGTAATATACTTAACAACATTGCCCTCAAGAAAGTCAAGCCCGTTAGAATAAATATACTCTACGGGTTGTATGCCACAATCTTTATAGTGATTGCCTCCTACTTGTTTGTCTAATGCTTCATCTGGTCTGTGCATGTGTGCAGTATCACTGCCTACAAACATAGTTCCGTTTTCAAAGTAGTAATCCTTTTCTTCTTTAGGTACTCCTTCTCTATTTTCACGCATCTTTCGTAGAATATATTTCTCTCTTCCTTCAGCCATCCACTTAACTCCTTCAACGTTTAAGTCTGATGCGACATCCTTCAATCCAATCTGAGAAGTAGTTTGTAAACAGACAGGGGAATACCGAATGTATCACAAGTACAACAGCAGTCAAGAGGCTTTCAACAGCAAGCTGTAAAGCAAACACAAAGTGCTGAAAGTACGTCATCTTTAGTGTCTTTAAATGTTTATTCATCTTTTGGTCCTTTCCATATAAGGTTTAGTTTTTTTCTAGCTTCATTGTGAGTCTCAGAGTTGATAACATATGCTGCAAACTCTCTAACTCTTGAGGGTTTAAGTCCAGCATAGTCACATACAAATTCAAAGTTTTCTGTTGTCACTCCTATCGAAGCAAAGAACCAGTTAGTAGCTTCTTTACGCATAGACGTAATGCTAGTAACTTCATTCTCAACTTCGGACTCAGTAATGTCAAGCAGTGCTTGATATATTACAGACAGGAATAACATATTCTCTGAATTTGTAAAGGGTTTTGATTGTAGTTTTAATATGTTATCTAAATCTTTTGGGTTCATCTTCAAACTCTTGTACTGGCCTATAGAACTTACCACCTACATATTTATTGTAGTATGCTGGTTCATCTGTACCTTTCAAGGTAGTAGACAAAACATTATACTTCATCTGATAGTATAGCTCATAGTATTTTAGGCTTCTTTTGTTTTTAAACTCTGCTATTATTTCAAACTTAAATTTCTTCTTACCTATCTTCTCGATGTCTTCTAACAAAGGTTTGGAAGAACCCATATAGATAATCCAGTTGGATTCTTTTTTGCTTGCTTTAGCACTGCCCTTCTTTTTCTTTACTGGGTGCCAGTACTGTTTGCATCCCACGTAAGCCTTCCCCGTTGTCTTGTTAGTAATAAGATAAACAAAACCAAAGTGCTTATTGGGATCAGGCTTACTGGGATACTTCCAATGCATTTAATTAATTAGTTCTTGAACATCTGGTGTCTTCGTAACCTGTACCAAGTCTCTGTTACCATTTGAATACTTGAATGTGCGTAGTCC